CAAATACTCATCGCCGTTGCTGCCGAATGCCACAAAGCTGCCGGGGTCACCGCCAGAGCCGCTCAGCTGCAGCTGTGGCGTTCCAGGCTGATTGAGCTTGGTTTCGTCGATGTAAAGCACCGTGCTGTTTGCCACGTCAATCTGCGATACCAGAACGCCATTGACATACCAGGACGAAACGGCAACGCCACCACCAGGGCAGGGAGCATTGGGCCTGATCAGCGTGCCTTGGCCGATCGGGTCGGTGCCGGTGCTGCTGGTGCCGTTGTACGACAGGAACGGCTGCGGCTCATACGGATCCGGTGGATTTGTCTCTGCAGCACCAGGAGGTGCTTCGATGCCACCTGTCAGGCTTGACCCGAAGTCGAGTGGCGTGCCATTCGTGAACGTCTCAGCTGGCACGCTGGTATCTGTGCTGCTGTTGATGTCGCAGCCGACGCCGCTCTTGTTGCTGGTTAGCACCACGCCTGACCCAACGGCTGCTGCCACATCAACAGCCACCAAGCTGCGGCCTTGGCTGTCAACCGGGAAGTGCGTCAGCTCCAGCGTCAGATCGCCGCGCAGTGTCTTGGTCACGCGGTTCAGCTCATACAGGAAGTCATGATCGACGCTTGCCGTTCCGCTGGCAGCACGGGTCAACGTCACCCGCACAATGTCGCCAGGCTCCAGCAGGGTGTTGAAGACACCAGGGCGACAGGAGAAGCGCAGGGTATGGGTAATGTACTTGCGCCTGGCCAAGATGTAGGCGCCAGCTTTCACGGCATGATTCTCGACTGTGCAGAACGCGCTCATGTCGTGCTGCTCAAACGGACCATTTAATGCCGTCTGGCCATAGCGCACTTCAGCGGTGCGGATGATGCCGAAGTCATCAGTCAGCTGCTGACGCCAAAGCATCTGAGCACAGAACGGCTTGCGATCTGCCAATGGGGTGTAAGTAATCTCAAAGCTGCCGGGCAGTACGTGCTCCTCTGTAAACGTAAATTCCCAGTTGATAGAGCCTGTATTGATTGTGTAATCATTATTGATTGGCAGCAGTGGTCGCAAGCCACGTTTGCCTAGGTTTCTGGTTTCAGTCACCAAGAGGTAAGGCGAGAATCTTGCCAGAAGGTCTGGTAGGTTTGTGCTCTCTTTCAGGTTTACATCACAGTTGAAGCGATTGGTGTTCAAGAAATTGGCCGCTCGCGTCAGTGCCGTTGTATCGACCAGCGTGCTCGGAATCTTGCTGCTATTGATCAGGCACCAGTGCACAAGGTCGGCATAGTTATTGCTTGATCCGGTGACGCTATCCACCAGCCGGGTGACAATCATTCCATCGCGGATGAAGCAATGAACCTGACGGTTCCATTGGTCGAAGCCGTTCGGGATGGTCACGCTGAAGCTCAGCGTGCTCATGTCGGAATAGACGCCTACGGTGCCGCAGTAGTAGCTGGCTTCAGGCATCGTGTAGCCTGCGCGGGCCACGATCACGTTGCCTGGTGTCCAGGTGCCAGCGCGGCGGTTGTAGGTCTGGCTGAAGCTGCCAACCCTGCAACTGCGCTGGAACATGTCGCGCACCTGGATGCTGCCGATCTGCCCTTCACTCAAGACGAGGTGGTAATAGGCCGTGACGTTGTTGGTGGCGTCATTTTCAAACCGGCATTCAGAGGCACCAGGGCTGATCAGAACACCGCCAGTGCCGTTGGTTTCATCGCGGCGGCAGAAGACGATCGGCACCGGCTCACCAATAACGATCGAGCGCTGTTGCGTGTCCAGTTGGCTGGAGCCTTCAGCAGCGCCTTCACTCAGTGGCGGCTGAACCTGCCCTGCCTCGATAGCCAATAGCGCCAGCGGGTCAGCTGTGGTGATGATGTTCACAGCCTGCACCCCTTGCCGATCAATGCCGTGGTGAATGTGCGCGGTGGGATCTGCGCTCCAACCGGCGCCAAGCTGGTGCCCAGCTGCATCGTGATTGAAGTGAAGCTGCCGTTGGCGCTCACCAGCTCGCCGTTGTACTGCGCGACCAGCTCCTGGCCGGTCTGTGGTGCGAGATTGCCCAGCACGGGATCGAACTGGTAGATGAGCAGCTCCACCAGACGGGCATCACGCAGCGCGGTGGTGACTGCAGTCATCACCAGGCTGGTGGCTGGCAGCGTGATGCTGATGCCGCTCTCATCGCCGGTTTGTCCTGCCGTAATGCCATCAGCCTCAAACGGCTGGTAGTTCCACTGTGCGCTGTTCCATGTGACGGTGGCGTGCGCGTAGTAGGACTGCCAGCGGGTGTAGGAGACACCGGCGCTGTCATAGATCCTGAGGTACTGAGATTGAGCGCGTGCCATTGGTTAGCGGATCCCCAGCGCAGTGCGTGCTGCTGGCGTGCGGATGCGGCCCAGCACGCCCTCGGCGGTCGCTCGCATGGCACGTTCCATGTCGGTCACGGTGACGTAGCGCTGGCCGTCAAACTCCATCACCGGGCCGGTGGTGATGCTGATTGTCGGCGCTCCGCCGCCTGATGCCGCGCCAGCCAGCACTGCGCCGCCGCGAGCACCTGCTAGGAAGTTGCTACTGGCCGCGGCCATCTTGGATTCGGGCACCACGTACTCGCGCTGGCCGCCTTCGCCCACCATCGCCAGTGTTGGCCGGTCTACCACGCCGCCCTGCGCAAAGGCCGGCACCGTGAGTTGCGGAATCAACGGGATATCGGGCGCCGGCAGCTTGTTGAACGCTTTGATCAGCACATTGATCAATCCTGCCGCAAAGTTCACGCGGTCCCCCAAATACTGCAGCACGCTGCGAAAGACATTCTTGATCGTGCCAACTACTGCCTCAAATGCTTTGCCGATCGCGCTGCCGATCTTGCCGAAGATAGCCACTGCGCCATTGTAGAGCCCCTTGAAGAATCCAAGGATGGGCTTGACGTAGTAATTCATGTAAGCCTGAGCGCCAGCCTTTAACAGCTCACCAATCTTGTTAAAGGCTCCGCCAATAAAATCTACTATCGCCTTAAAGGCTGCGCCAATCTGATCACGAAATGCGTAGATCGCAACGCCAGCTGCAACCAGCAGCGCCACGATGCCTAACGGGCCAGTGATCAGAACGATAAACGCCGTGGCAATGCCAGCAATGATGCTGCCTGCACTGGCTAATGCGCCGCCTGCCGCGAACAGGCCAGCAATCGCGCTGCCGATCGAGACGATGGCCGAGATTGCAGGCGCCAATGCAACCAGCGCTGTGAGCAATCCGCCAATCACCAGCAGCGTGGCCTGCACCGGCCGCGGCAATGCAGTGAATGCTTTGATGATGCCAACGATCCCCTGCGCGATGCTTGTAATTGCAGGCAGCAGTGCTGTGACTGCTTCGTTGAATGGTCCGCTCAGGCTGCGGCCGATTGCATTCAATGAATCATTAAACTCATCAGCTGACTTCGCCATGTCGCCAGAGATCGTGGCTTGATATTGCTCAAGCGCGGCGCGGCCTTGATTCAACATTGGAATCAGCTCAACGCCAGACTTGCCGAATAGCTGCATCGCTAACGCAGACTTCTCAGCACCGTCTGGCATCTTGGCGAAACGATCGGAGATCTCAAGCATTACAGCATCAAGGCTGCGAACCTTGCCCTGTGCATCTCTGGTGGCAACACCGATGCCGGAAAGTGCCTTGCTGGCGGCAGAGCTTGGATCGGTGATGCGTTTGGCAAGTTGCCCCATGCCCTTGGCGACACCTTCAATGCTGCTGCCGCTATCCTGCGCTGCCTGCCCAAACCTGCTGAGCGATTCCACGGCCACGCCAGTGCGCTGGCTCATGTCATTCAAATTGTCTGCCGCATCAATCGAACCCTTAGCGATTGCGGTCAGTCCAGCAACAGCCCCAACTGGCAGCAGAGCACCCATCAATCCGCCGACGCCTTTGGCAGCCTGCCCCATGCGGCCGAGCCCGCCGCCCGTTGCTCCGGCTTGCTTGTTCAGATTGCCAAGGCTGCGGCTAAGGCCGTCGATCTCGCCCTGGCCTTGAACATCCGCCTTGACCTTGAGGATCGCGTCAAGCTTCACGGCTCACCAATCGCAGGACTTCAGCCTCGATGATCTGCAGATCGCTCAGCATCGCAGATTCATCCGCCACTGACCGCAGTCTAAACAGCCACGCCACTGCGCCATAGTCCAACCCGATCAGGCCGCCAGGGCCGGTGCGCCATTGCGTCTGGCAGTCGAGGAACATCATTAGTGCAGGCCACGCATCAGGCTCAACCTCGAAGTGCTCAGGATGGCCGGGCTCAAACCCGACCACGCCAAGCACCGCGGCATCGTCTGCGGTTTTGTCGATCACGCCGCCCTTGACCCAATGATGGGCGGCGTCCTTCAGTTTTTTGCTTTGTTGCCGGTGACGCTTTCGAAGTACGCCACCACAATGGCGCTGGCGACTGCCGGGATATTCAGCAACTCAGCCTTGCTGGCGGCAGTGAATGGCACGTCCTCGCCGTCCTCATCCTGCACATTGATCCAGCCGGCCAGCACCTCATCGGCCACCGATTGATCGGTCAGGTCGATCTCATCATCGCCGCGCTGCTTTGCCCTGAACAGGTCCTGGATCTCGTTGATCCGCGTCTGCGCCAGTCGGTTGAACCGCGCGTCAAAGGTCTGCTTCTCATAGCGGCCGCCATCAATCGGCAGGCGCAGTACCACCGGCCACTCGTAGGTGGCCGACTTCTTCAGGACAAATGCCATGCAGGATCAGGAGAAGGTGATCGAGACTTCATCGTTGCCGGCGCCGGTCGGGATTGCCACGTAGGGCAGGTTCAGCATTTGCACGCCGTCCTGATCAGCATAGGTCGGGTTGCTGATGTCCACCTTTGGCGCCACCAGCGAGACCCTGTTGCCAGCGGTTGTGCCATGTAGCAGCGTCAGCACGCCGGTGGTGTCGTTGTTGGCAATGGCGAAATAGTCCTTTGTGGCGATCGACACAGCCTCGATCATGCACTCGCCGGATGGCGCCCGGTTGGTGATCATGATCTCCTTGGTGCAGCCAACCAGCTCGCGGTAGACCAGCTCGTTGGCCATGTCAAGGCTGAGCGACTGCAGGCAGCCGGCATAGCTCAGGAAGCTGAACGTGCTGCTATTGCCCGGCTTGAAGATCAACGGGTCAGCCTGCGCGGTATAGGTGCTGGCCGGGGCCGCCGTGTCAGTCGGCGCGTTGTAGATCCCGGTGAACTCAAAGTCGATCGTCGGGATTGCTCCCACCTCAGCGCTCAGCGAGAATGTGCCGCGGCAGCCGGTGGCCTTATGCAGCACGCCATCATTGTTGTAGTAGATGGTGACGCTGTCGAAGCTGCTGCTGACTGGCTTGTAGCCGACGTTGGCGGCGATGCTGTAGTTGCTGCTGGCGCCAGGCGTGAAGCTGGCGGTAGTGGCCTGCACCGTTGCCACCTTCGTGCTGCCCACGTAGTCAGTGATCACGCCGCTGCCACCCGATCCGGTGCCGCTGGTGATGCTGATGATCATGCCAACGTAGGCATCATCCGTAGCGCTGGCGCCTGCTGCCAGGGTGATGCTGCCAGCAGAGCCTGCCGTAGCGGTGCCGGTAACAGCAGAGCTGGTTGTGGTTTCAGCCATGCCGCACGCCTTAAGCAGGGCGCCGAATCGCGGAGCTGTAGCAGCGGCGCCGGAGCCGGTCAGCTCAATCTGGAAGTTGATCAGCACGCGCTGATTGGCCAGCAGCTGGTCGCTGTTGCCCAGCCATGGCCGGATCAACTCGCGGCTGACGACATCCGACTCAAGCGGTGTGACATCAATCGAGCGGACCAGCAGCGCATCCGTCCCAGCCGGGCTGGAATCAGTCGCGTACGTTGCCTCGGTTTTTACGAGAAGGAGTTGCTTGCGTGTCAGCAGTGCCATCGGTAATAGGCTCGGTTTGGCTTGGAATTACCGGACGCCTTACGCCGGTTTCAGGATCCAAGACGTAGGAGCCGCCTTGGCCATGGTGCTCATCCAACATGCTAGCGATGATCAACCTGTCGCCAGATTAGCGACTGCCGTGCGATACCTGATCAGGTAATCGCACGCGATCACGCCAGCCGGTTGATCAGCCTCCACCATGTCGAACTGCACGCCGCGCGGCTCAACGCTCATGGCATAGCCGCCAACTGTCTGGTCGGCCATTACCTTGGCGTGCAAGCTTTCAATGGTTGCATCAGCCTGCTGGTCTGGGATCGCGCCGCGCACGATCACGGCGATCCGCACCGTCAGGCTCCAGTCGGTTTTGCAGAAGCTCACGTCCGTGTTGGCCTGGCT